AAACTGGTATGACTTATAAGATCAGTGGCAATCATTATGTTGAATTTACAAACGTTCTTTTGCAAGATCTTAAAGATACTTTTGTGGATGTAAACTTTATTGGAATTCGAGTCATCGGTAGAGATGCTTCCAATTTTATTAAAAACCATACCAATCCAGAGTTTTATGACAAAATGATGGCAACCTGGAGAAAAGAACGTAGTGTTGCTCTTACTGGTTCTGGATATCATCGATACTTTGGTATGTCTTCTACTGCTCTTTCTAATGAAGTTAAGTTTGAAGTTGAAGAAGATGCATCAAAGTCATCTATCCGTAATGCTTTCAAAAAGTCCTTGAATTCAAAGAAGATGAATAAAAAGTTTTTGAATGAGTTTGTTAAATTGGTTGCATAGTATAAATAATAAATAAAGACCAATCTCAACTATGGACGCTACTCAAGTAAAATATCTTACTGAAGCATATTCTGAAGTTTATAGATCTTCGGAATATGAATATCAAGAGTTGTATGAATCTATCGTACAACTCTGTATTGTGGAAAACTGCTTTGATACTTTAGAGGAATGTCAAGAGTTTTCTGAGTTGTTAATTTCTCAAGATCTTGTTGAGGAATTCATAGTTGAGAGTTATGGAATTGATGATTTAAATGTTTTAAGCGAATCTGTAGAATCATATCTTGGAGAATCGAGAGGAGCAGCTCTTAGGTCTGTTATTAATGCTTTAAGTAAAGCAGGAAGAGTAAAGGCAGGTCTAAAACCAGCAACTGCACTTGGTAAGAAACCAGAAAGTATTGTTAGAGGCGCTGCTGCTTCAACAACAATTAGATCTGCAAGAGCAGCAAAAAATGTTCCCACCCCACAACCACAAGCAGGTAGATATCTTGCACGTCAAGAATTTAAGAGGGGTATCGAAAAAGCAACTAAAACACAGGCACTTCCTTCAGCAGGACAATCTACTGCTGGCAGTGTAAAGGCAGTTACTCAAAGGGGAACAACTCGCCACAATCAAGCAGTTGCTGCTGCACAACAAAAGGTTTCACAAGCAGCAACAGTTGCAAAAGCATTTATGAAGACCTTGAAGCAATCTGCTGCCAAGGAGAAGTTAGCGACTGCTGCAAAAGGAACTACAGGTACTGGAGTTAGAGTTGGTCAACCAGGAGTTACAAGAACTCCAGCTCAAGTTAAATCCACCACCATGAAGGATCCATATCCAAAGACCCTTCAAAAACCAGCACCTAGACCAAAATTTGGTAAGCAGACAGACATCGGTGGACCTGATAAACCAACAAAATATCAACAACTGACCACACCAAAATCAACACCAGCACCAGCACCACAAAAGGACGTTTTAAAATTTAAGGTTGAACCACCAAAACCTGCCAAAATGTCTGGTGGTAAAAAAGCACTCATTGGTGCTACTGGCGCTGCCGCTGGCGCAGAACTTTTAAGACGTGCTGCTACCGACACTGCAGATAAAAAATCTAAAAAATTAGATCCAAGTGCTAGTGTCAACAAATATAACACTATGGATCCTGATGGTAAAATAAGAAGTCGTTTAAAGGTCGGTCCTAAGATTGTAGGACCCAAAAAGGTTGGGACAGTTGCTCAAGCGTTTGATAGAGAATTTAAATCTGCTAGAACTGCTGGAAAATCTGAATTTGAATTCCAAGGAAAAAAATATACTACAAAATTAAGAAATGAAGAAGTGGATACCTTTGATATGGTTGCAGATATGCTATTATCTGAAGGATATGTAAACAACTATGAGGACGCTCTTATTATGATGACTGCTTTAGATGAAAGTGCAATTGCCAAACTTGTTAGTGGGGCAATCAAAAATGTTATTAAGACAGGTGGATCTAAATTAACCAAAACTAAATTACCACCAAAAATGGACCCTGCTTTAAAAGCAGTTAAGGATATGGTTAAAAAGCAGTATGGTGCTGGTTCTTTAATGGGCACTCCAGAGCAGAGGTACGCTTCTGCTGCAAGAAAAGCAGAACTGAAAAGAAACCCACCACAAAAACCAAAACCAAGAGATCCATTCCCAGGAGACGTTTATTCCAAAAGTGATTTTGGAATTCGTGGATACAGATCTGGTGATTGAGGACACTTTTTAAACTGGCACATGGGGGGTTGTGAACCCCCCTTTTTCATGTATTATTGATCTGTTGAGACAACTCACTCAAACCAATGCCCCGCAAACTTATTATGTCTGACGATCAAATTTTTGCCGATCTTCAAAAAACCTACGGCAACCACATCACATCTGCTGACATTCGAGCATACTGCTCTATGAATGATGTTTCTTATCCTACCGTAACCCGCCGTCTTGAGGACTTTAAGGTTGGTCATGGTAAGTGGAATCTTGAAGTGACTCAAGAACGTGTTGAAGAGATTGAACGTTCTTACCAAGCACCTGCTGCTCTACCTGCATTGGAACAGAATCTTATTCCTACAAAAGATGATACTTTCGTCAAGTTTGGTAACTTTTCTGATCTTAAAAAAATTATCCAGTCCCGTCTCTTTTACCCTACGTTCATTACGGGTCTTTCGGGTAATGGTAAAACGTTCTCGGTTGAACAAGCATGTGCCCAACTTGATCGAGAACTGATTCGTGTCAATATCACTATCGAAACTGATGAAGATGATCTGATTGGTGGTTTCCGTCTTGTCAATGGCGAAACCGTATGGCACAACGGTCCTGTTATCGAAGCATTGGAGCGTGGCGCTATTCTACTGCTTGATGAAGTTGATCTGGCATCCAATAAGATTCTGTGTCTTCAATCTATTCTGGAAGGCAAAGGAGTGTTCCTGAAGAAGATTGGTCGGTATATTCAACCCACTGCTGGTTTCAATGTGATTGCTACTGCAAACACGAAAGGTAAGGGTTCGGATGATGGTCGCTTTATTGGCACTAATGTTCTGAATGAAGCATTCCTAGAACGTTTCTGTGTTACTTTTGAGCAGGATTATCCCAACTCCCAAACTGAAGTTAAAATTCTAAACAAGATTGCACGATCCCTTAACGTTGATGATCTTGAATTTTGTCAACGACTTGCTGATTGGGCAGACAGCATTCGTAAAACCTTCTTTGATGGTGGTGTTGATGAAATTATCTCTACTCGTCGTCTGACGCACATTATTCGTGCATACAGTATCTTCGGAAATCGCATGAAGGCAATTCAAGTTTGCACAAATCGTTTTGATGATGAAACGAAACAGGCATTCATGCAATTGTATGCTGCCTTTGATTCTACTGTTGACACTGAAGAAAATATCTGATATGATTGAGGAAGGTTATTATACCTTCCTCTTTTTATGATTGAATCGACCTTTACTATTACTATGACTGAACCAATTAATCACCTCTGGAAATATAACGAAGATAAAATCCTGAAAGATGTTCAGGACTATGTGACCAGCACCTATCACGGTCATTACTGTGGAGATGAAGATGGTTACAATGATATTCAAACTATTGACTTGATGGCAGCGAAGAAACTTGCCGCTGGATTTTGTCAGGCGAATATCCTTAAGTATGGTAGTCGCTATGGTGATAAAGATGGACGCAATAAGCGTGACTTGATGAAAGTAATTCATTATGCTATGCTTCTACTCCATTTTGACGGTCATTATTCTAGAAAGGATAATGGTCTTACCGAATTTCGCTGATTATGAAACTGAGAGAACCAATGAAATTTTCTGACAAAACTTTTAACATCCTTAAAAACTTTTCTACTATCAATCAATCTCTTCTTTTTCGTAAAGGTAATGTGATTCGTACCATGTCGGTGATGAAGAATATTCTTGCCGAGGCAGTGATTGATGAAGAACTGCCGAAGGAATTTGGGATCTATGAACTAAATCAATTTCTCAATGGCATGATTCTCCACGGAGACCGAGATGCTGAACTTGATTTCTCAAATGATTCTTATGTTGTAATCAAAGATGTAAACGGAAATAAGACCAAGTACTATTATTCAAATCCTAGTGTAATTGTTAGTCCTCCTGATAAGGCAATGGAACTTCCTAGTCAGGACATTTGCTTCTGCCTTGACTCTACTGAACTTCAACGACTTCAGAAAGCAGCATCAGTTTATTCAGTTCCAGATCTTTGTGCAGTTGGCGATGGTTCTAGGATTAAGTTAATTGCAACTGACAAAGAAAATAAAACCTCAAACGAATATTCAATTGATGTTGGAGAAACTGATAAAGTATTTTCTATGAATTACAAAGTAGAAAACATCAAAATTATTCCTGGAAAATATGATGTAGTTATTTCTAAGAAAGGTATTTCTAAGTTTACAAATAGTAGTTTGAATATTGTTTATTATATTGCACTAGAACCTGATTCTTCTTTTGAGGAATGAATTACAAAGTAAAATACAAACTTCCAGGAGATCCTAGGTATTTGTATTTGGTTGTAGAAGCGAGCAATCAAGCACAAGCAAAAAAGATTGCTCAGGCACAAATTCCATCTGCTATAATCGTTGGAGGTCCTCAACAAATTTAATTATGAATCGTGATGAATTCCTGTGGGTTGAAAAGTATCGACCCAAAACAATTGAAGAATGTATTCTCCCAGAGAATATCAAAAAAACATTTAAAGAATTTATTGATAAGGGAGAGATTCCAAATCTTCTTCTTGCTGGTCCTCCAGGGATTGGTAAGACAACAGTTGCTAAAGCACTGTGTAATGAACTCAACGTAGATTTTTATGTCATCAATGGATCCGACGAAGGTAGATTCCTCGATACTGTCAGAAATCATGCGAAAAACTTCGCTTCCACCGTATCGCTTACGTCAACTGCTAAACACAAAGTCATCATCATTGATGAGGCAGATAACACAACCCACGATGTACAACTCCTCCTACGGGCGTTTACTGAGGAGTTTAGTGGTAACTGCAGATTTATTTTCACCTGTAACTACAAAAACAAAATCATTCAACCGCTACATTCCCGTTGCTCCAGCGTGGAATTTTCCATCAAGGGAAAGAACAAACCACTCATCGCTTCCCAATTCTTTAACCGACTTCGGGAAGTATTGGTTGGAGAAAACGTTGAATACGATGAAAGAGTCCTAGTAGAATTAATCAACAATTACTTTCCAGATTGGCGTAGGGTTCTTAATGAATGTCAAAGATATGCTTCTGGTGGAAAGATTGATTCTGGAATACTTGTAGAATTCTCTGAGGTAAACATAAATGATCTCATTAAATGTCTCAAAACTAAAAACTTCACAGAAGTCAGAAAGTGGGTTGTCAATAATCTGGATAATGATGCTAACGTCATTCTTCGCAGGATTTATGATTGCCTTTACACCAACCTACTACCAGCTTCCATTCCTGCTGCTGTACTTATTATTGCTAAGTATCAATATCAAAGTGCCTTCGTGGTTGATCAGGAAATTAACCTTCTGGCGGCGCTAACTGAAATTATGGTGGAGTGTGAGTTCAAATGAACCCTTATAAAATCGATTACAAAACCTTGAAAGAAGTTGCAGTAAAAACAACTCCTGAGAATGTGAGAGAGGCAAATGAGGCACTATTCCGTGCTAAAATGACTCTCCCTGCCGCCGCAAAGCATTGTGGTATGACGCAGAAGGAAATGAAACTTACTTTCTTTGAGTATTTGAAATATAATAAACCTGATTATGAAGAGAATTAAAAAAGATTGGAAAGCATATTGTAGGACATCTTTCAACGCACTCAAATCCAATATTAACGAATGGGGTAAATCAGAATTTTATAGACCCATTACTAGAATCTATTACATCAATGTCTTTGATTGTGGTCTGTCTAATTTTAGTGGACTTGTGAGTGAACGAGCATTAGAAAATAAACTTGGGGGTAAAAAGGTAGTTTATGATCACTGTCTTTCTCCACAGTTTATTGGTCGAATGATCATGGACAATCCCGATAAGTATCTAACAGAATACTCTGCATTTGAAAAAATATTTTGGGATTCTTGCAAAACCGTCATGGTAACACAAGATGAAAACTTTGCTTTGGCAGCACTTACCGAAAATAATGGTGAGGAATACAAAGTTCATGTTCCTACAAACAAAAAATATAATCACTTAGGTATCAATCTTTTCTTTCGACCACAAAAGAAAGGTCGCTGGACCGAAACAGTTCCCTTGGATACAAACATCATCGAAACTCCAGAGGATCTGCTAGAATATGAAAAACGTTTTCTAGTTTGATTATGTTGAGTCCTGAAAATGCTGTTTGGGCAGCAGACCAGTTTATACAATATTATTCTCAATTCAATCGTATTGATGATTATCTTCGCTTTGTTAAGAGAAGTAGATTGAGTAATGCTGCTGGAAAGTTGTTTGGTCCTGAAGATGATATCTTTTCAAACTTTGATATCCATCCAAACGACATGAAATTTTCTATTCATGAAGTTGATACAAGTCCAAAACCAAAATCCAAATATAATCAAGATCTATACTCTGAGATTCTTAATCTGACTGCATCTAATGCAATTGAAGAAGCAATCCCAGGAAGGACTATGAAGTGGATTGTAACCGAAGATACTACAGACAAAATCATTGGCGTAGTAAGATTTGGATCACCTACAATCAATTCAAAACCAAGGAATGAATACTTTGGGGAAGTTTTACCTCTTTGTGTCATCAATAAAGAGTTTGTGATGGGATTTAATATCGTTCCAGTTCAACCTTTTGGTTACAATTATCTCGGTGGAAAACTTTTAGCACTATTAGCATCTTCAAATGAACTCAAACGACAATTTGATGCAAAGTATGGAACTGATCTTCATTACTTTGAAACAACTTCACTATACGGTACAACAAAAGGAGTATCCATGTATGATGGTCTTAAACCTTATATTAGACACATAGGTGATACTGAAAGTAAATTTCTTCCACTGTTTCACGATGATTATTTTCGTGAAATGTTTTGGTGGTTTAATAACAATGCCAATGGTGGAGAGCGATTAATTTCTGCTGATAAGTCATCCAAGAAATTGAAGATTCAAGTCAAGATGATTTCAATCATCATAAAGTCACTTCAGGATACTTCAAAACTACATGAGTTTAAACAATGCATTGAACATGCAAAATCCCTTACTGAAAAGAAACGGTATTATATTTCTGAGTTTGGGTATGAACCTGAAGATGTAATTGCTTGGTGGAAAGTTAAAGCATCAAAACGATATGAAAAGTTAAAGAGTGAAGATCGATTGAGAACTGAACTCGAACTTTGGGAACTTGGAAAAGACCTGGAGATTATACGATGAGTTATGAATTAAAAGATTGGTTGGCATCTATTAACCAATCTAAAATCAATATTATGGAACAAGATAGTGATTCTGAAAAATCTTATCCCCCATATATTATTAATAGATGTTTGTCTGGATTCATTGATACTATCATGTATTCAAATGAACTCAATCTAAATGGACATTTGGATAAAAAGTTACAATATGATTTTTATCTAAATAGTATTAGGACCAAGAAGAGATTCTCTCCTTGGATACGAAAAGAAGAAATCAAAGACCTTGAAGTAGTTAAATCTTACTATGGTTATAGTAACGAGAAAGCAAAGCAAGCTTTGAAAATTCTAAATAAGGAACAAATAGAACACATCAAATCTAAACTTGATATTGGAGGTAAGAAATGAGCGTCGTTACTGAACCTGAAGTGAATTGGTCGCAAGATCAAATGATACAGGTAATTTTGAATGAACCCGATGACTTTCTAAAAGTTCGTGAAACATTGACTCGAATTGGAGTTGCTTCTCGTAAAGAAAAGAAACTGTATCAATCCTGCCATATTCTTCACAAGCAGGGTAAATACTACATTGTACACTTTAAGGAACTGTTTGCTCTGGATGGCAAACATGCAAACCTGACTGTGAATGATGTTCAGCGTAGAAATAGAATCACTCAGTTGATTGCTGATTGGGGTTTGATCACTGTAGTTGATCCAAATCTCATTAGTGATATTGCACCACTTAATCAAATTAAAGTTCTTTCCTTTAAGGATAAGGATGACTGGATTCTAGAAACCAAGTATAACATTGGTAAAAAGAAAAGGGATGTTGATGAATAAATAAGTATGAGACCTTTCGTGCGGTCTCTACGAAAGTCGGAACACCCTAAAAAGAGGTTCGGTTTTTACCGTTCCTCTTTTTTTCGTTTTATGGTTAAATAGTATTGGATGCCTTCGGGGTCCACAAAACACAAACTCGCTTTTAAAGGAGCTACCATAATGACTAACCTTACTAGGTATACT